CAGGGCTGGTGGTGAATCAACAGGATCAAGCGGTGGATCGGGCGCCTATGTATCGGACAAGGTTTGGACAGTCACAGGCGGTGAAACATTAACTGTAACAGCAGGAAGCGCAGGATCAGCTGGTGCTGTTTCTTATAGTGGAAGCGCAGGATCAGGGACAACGACCTCTATTTCTGGCTCTTCAACGGGAACGTTATTTTCATTAACGGGTGGAACTGGCGCATCTTGTGCAGGAGGCGGTGTTCAAGGACCTCTCCGTTCTAACACGGCAGGAGCAGCTGGAGCAGCAACAATTTCAGGTACAGTTCTTTCTACAGGCACAACAACAGATGGAATTGATATTACAACGCTTAACTCAGGACCCGTTGGGTCATTTAATCAATCAGGTGCGGGAGCTGCAGGAACAGGAAATGGAAACTGTTCTGGTGACAACTGTAATATGGCGGCAACGGCTGGTGCAACTTCCTATTCAGGAAATGTGTCGGGCGGAACGGCGGGAGCTGCAGGAAATGGTGGCCCCTATGAATCAGGACAAGTCGGAGGTGCGGGAAGTCGTGGCTCTGGAGGCGGTGGCGGCGGAACCGAGCAGGGCGCTCCCGGAGGTGCTGGCGGTGCTGGCGAAGTAAGATATAGATTTATGAGGATTGTCTAATGCCCTATACGAATGTACAATTTGTTCCAGGAATTAATAAGGAGGCGACTGAATATGGAGCTGAGGGACAGTGGGTCGATGGCGATAAAGTCAGATTTCGTTATGGACTTCCCCAAAAAATAGGAGGCTGGCTTAAGGCTTCCTCGCACGCCCTTATAGGCGTAACACGGGGTTTATTTAGCTGGTTTGATTTAAGTGGCACTCGATATGCCTCAATAGGAACGAATAAAAAAGTTTATTTATTCGAGGGTGATAACTATTATGACATTACGCCCATTCGTGAGACAAAATCTGCCCAAACGAATTGCTTTACGACAACGACAGGATTGGCGACTTTTACTTGTACAGTTGTGAATCACGGATCCATAGCAGGGGAGTTTGTTATTATTAGTGGAACGACAAGTTTAGGAGCAGGAACGACTTTTACTGCATCAAATTTTGATCAAGAATTTGAGATTCAAAGCGTGACTGACTCAGATAATTTTATTCTTACAATGGCGGTCGCCAATACAGAAGGTGGCGCAGGAATTACAGCATCAGGAACAGCGACATTTAAGTTTCAATTGGAGAACGAGCCAGATGTCCAAACATATGGATATGGTTGGGGAACCAATACATGGAACACAGAAGCGTGGGGTACTGCGAGAAGTGTATCCAATGTTACCCTTGACGCAGGAATTTGGCATTTTGATAATGCGGGAGAAGATTTATATGCGTGGTTAAAGAATGGTGGACTTTACCATTGGGATACATCATCTGGAACAGGAACACCGTTGGCGGCACTTTCCAACGCCCCAACAGCATCAGTAATGGGACTGGTTTCCACTCCTGATAGACATCTTATTTGTTTTGGAACAGAAGTAACGATAGGAACGCCATCGACACAGGATAAAATGTTTATTCGTTGGTCGGATCAAGAAAATTTTACAACCTGGGTTGCTACACCAACGAACACGGCGGGATCACAACGAATTGGTGAGGGAAGCAGAATTATTGCCGCCCACTCGACAAGAGGTGAAGTATTAGTTTGGACTGACACTGCATTGCACTCAATGCAATTTATTGGCCCTCCCTATACTTTTGGATTTAGATTACTAGGAACTGACTGTGGACTGGTTGCGTTAAACGCCGCTGTCGTTGTAAACGATAAGGCGTATTGGATGACAGATGGTCGGTTTATGACTTATTCAGGATCCATCGCAGAACTTCCGTGCAGTGTAAAGCAGTATGTATTTGACGATATTAACAGAACGCAATATCCTCAAATCTATGCGGGAGAGAATAATACGTTCAATGAAGTTGTTTGGTATTATTGCTCACAAAATTCAAGTGAGATAGACCGCTATGTTATTTATAACTATATCGAAAATGTATGGTCGATTGGAAATTTAAATAGAACAGCTTGGCTCGATAACGCCGTTTTTCAACAGCCAATGGCGTTGGATTATTCCTCGACTTCAACAGCAGCAACACAGACGACAGTTTATGGTGCTAGTGCTGGTCGTTCTTTTCTTTATGACCATGAGTTTGGAACGTCAGATGATGGCGCAATTCTAGAGGCAACTCTAACGAGTGGGGACGCTGATATTGCTGATGGTGATACATTTACATTTATTCGAGGTATCATTCCTGACTTTAAAAATTTAGCAGGGACTGTAAAGATGGTTGTTCAGTCACGGGACTTTCCCGCTGACGCACAAACAGTCACTGCAAATCTACCCGTTACCACGTCAACACGATTAGTGAATATGCGTGCACGAGGGCGTCAAGTATCTTTAAAATTATTTAATGACACGTCAACGAGTGACTTTTGGAGATTTGGAACATTACGATTGGACACAAAACAAGATGGGAGACGATAATGACCTTCAAGCCACCTCCAGTTCTTCCGATTGCAACTAAAGATAAGGATTTAATCGAGACATTTAATATTACAAATGATACGATGGAGCAGTATTTAATTGAGATTAATCAACCCGCAGCGACGGGCTATTCCACGTCCAATATCGTCGATACTCGCACGTTAGATGGCTCTACAGCCACTTTAGCGAATGTAATAGACGTATTAGGGACGTTAATAGAAAAACTTAAAAGTAAAGGATTATTAGATGGTTAAACTTCGAAAGGCATGTGAAGACGATACGTATCAAATTCGTGAGCTGTTAAAGAACTGGTTGGTTGAGACAAAACTTGACTTTGGAAAAACAAACAATAGTAAAGCACGTGAAAATATACTAGAATACATCGATAAACATTTTGTAATTGTTGCAGAAGATGACAATAAAATCATTGGAAGCATCGCAATGGCGAATTGTGATACATGGTATACGGATAAGGCGTTTTATCGCACACTATGGTTTTTTGTGGATCAGGAAAAAAGAAATCCCCAGATTGCAAAAAGTTTATTAGACTTTGCGAGAGAATACGCTAAAATACGGAACATACCAATGATTTTGGAAATAATGCAAGGAAAAGACATGGAACGAAAACATCAATGGGCTACGAGACAACATCTTAATTATCTTGGCGGAACTTACTCAGAGGGGTTATAATGGGAAGCTTATTTAAACCAACGACGACGACGGTACCATCTTCATCTTCTGGAAGCGTTAAATACGACATACCGGAATACTTTAAAAAAGCGCAAGAAGAATTATTTTTACGAGCTGGTGAGGAATCAAAGAAACCATACGAGGCGTATACAGGTGAGCGTATTGCGGGAATGACCCAACTGCAAAAAGATGCGATGGAAAAAGCCCGATTAAATTTAGGGGCGTTTGAAGCATCAGGAGTCACGGATAAATCAAGAGCTTTATTGGATGAAGCGACAGGGGTAGCAGGAGAACAATTCACAGGTGGAACTGTCGACCAGTATATGAATCCTTGGATTCAAAACGTCGTTGATACATCAATGCGAAACTTAGGAGAAACAGCGGGAAGAGAAAGATTAGGTCGAGAGGCGTCACAAATAACATCAGGCGCATATGGAGGCGACCGTGCAGCAATGGAAAATTATCTGGCGAATAAAGCCAATTTAACAGCTGCGGGCGATGTCTCAGGCTCATTATATGGAGCAGGATTTGAAAGTGGCGCAGCAAGATTTGGCGCTGATAAAGGAATGCGCTATGCGGATTTAATTAATAAAGCAGGAGCACTTCCAGGATTGCAATTGCAGTTACAAGGAGCAACGATGGGAGAAGCAGAGCAAGCAGGAAAATACGGAGCGATGGATCAAGCTCTTACACAAGCTGGCTATAATGAAAAATATAAAGACTGGATTGAAGAACAAGGTTGGAATAAAGGTCAACTTGCATACTTATCTCAAATACTTTCAGGGGCACCTATTCGAAGTTATGGACAGGAAAGCACAGGAACCCAGGATCAAGTTATGGGTGGCACTTCTCCAGGTGGTCAAATTGCGGGCGCTCTCGCCACTTATTTTGCGATGAGTGACAGACGTTTAAAAACCGATGTTGAATTAGTCGGACAATCACCTTCTGGAATTAATATTTATAACTTTAAATATTTAAATTCCAATGATACGTATCAGGGAGTTATGGCGCAAGAAGTCTTATCGGCAACGAAATTGATTCAGGATTATTATTTTGTGGATTACTCTAAATTGGATGTGGAATTTAAAAAATTAAATCATGGCTTCAATAGCAAATTATTTTAACCCATCAGGGACAGCGACAGATGATATAATGCAATTAAAGGCATTAGCGGATTCGAATAATGGGGATTTGGATTCTGTCATTAATGATCAACTTATTTCTAAGTATGGCAGTCTAGAGAAATTATACGAGGTGTATCAATCAGAACAAAATAATACTTTTACAAACGAAACTGACGCACTCGCATTTTATAATAAACAAAATCCAAATCAATCTGCTCTTACTCCAATCGAAGAAACGGATATAGGACAAGCTATGGGACAAAGAATGGAGGGTATTCCACGTACACGAGTAATTAATCCTCATCAAATGGGTTTACAAGAAAATTATTCTAATATGCCGGTTATTAATCCGGAACCCCCATCAGCATTACCTAATGAAGATAATCTATATGATGAAAATATAGCTCGACTAATAGCTCAGAATCAAGGACAGTCGGAAGCTGAAATATTAGCAAATCAACCAGACTTTAGAAGTCAATTACAAGAAATGGTCGATCAATCAGGATCAGGCGGGACTGTTGAGTATGCTTCCCATAAAACCGATGATGATAGGGAAGATAAAAGTTTAGTTGACTCTATTTTAGGCATTGTGAAAATGCCGTGGGAGGCAGCTAAAGGATTATATGACATTACTGGAGAAGCCACTCATGGCGTTATAGACACATTTTCTGATCCAGCTAAATTTAAAAGCAAGCTACAGGATCCACGGGTCCAGGCGGGACTGCGCACAGTATATGAAATGGGAACACCAAGTTTTTCTTCCCCTTTCGCTAAAGTGTCAAAAGCACTTCTCGATACGTCAACTTATCTCAGTGCGGCTGATGAAGCGAAAGCAGCAGCATCGAAAAAGGGAACAGTGAAGTCAAGTAAAATGCTTTATATCCCGGGACAAAATAAACAAATTGATGATATGCTTAGATTAATGAATTATTCGGGAAGCGAAGCAGAAGGTAATGAGATGACTTATTATGATTTTCTGGTAGGTGAACAACAAAAGAATAGATACAGCGATATATCTTTACGCAGTATTGACGGGGTGACATTTGGGATTGATACAATCTTAACGCCGCATGACATGTCGAAATATAAAGACATAACATGGGAAAATTATAACGTTGGCCAGGATACAAAACTCGATACTCTTTTAAGCGAGAGTTGGGAAACAAAACTAAAAGAGAATGTAAAAGCAGGTGGAACGAGTAAAATCATAGCTGAAACAGGCCCTCAAAAAACAATATCACGAATTAAATCCATTAACTTGGACGGACTTGACTATACACATCAAGAGGGAGTTGAAGAATATAACTCAAAATCTGAATTAGGAAAACTTTTAAAAGCTAATGGTTATGATTTTAAAGACGGTGAAAGGATTCGAGTGGAAGGTTGGGTCGCTGAATTAGGTGGTAAAACTATTTGGGGCGATATTATTGCCGCAGCCCCTGCAAAAGAACAAGATTTAAATCCGAATGAAACAAAGGATATTCCAGCTCAAAAAAATGCAAATGAACAATATCTCGAATTTAAAAAACGACATAATGTTTCAAAAGATTCCGCCAATAACTTGGCGACAGCGACAGCAATATTAGGAACGTTGGACTCACCGACGGATTCTTTAGGATTACTGCAAACTATCTTTCAGCCTCTTGCAAATATTACAGATAGAATGTTTGGTGACAGTGGGTTTGGAATTAAAATTAAAGAAGCGTTGCAGGGTGATAAAAACGCATTTAAAGTTCGAGAGGAAGTCGGCGCATTATTAAAGAATTTAATTCTTCCAAAATTAAAAGCTTTATATCCCGTATCCAATAAGGATGTTGTATTTCTAGAGGAATCACAGCCTAACTTATCGTCAAAATCATTCTTTAAATTATCATCATTCTATCAAGGCGTATATGGATTTGACGAATTAGTAGCTAAAGGAGTAAGAGAATGGGATAATGAACTTATAAAAAATAAAGAGACACCTGGGTGGTATTACTCCCAAAAAGGAGTAGAATTTGAAGGTACGACATATCGCTCAGCTATGGACTATGCAGAAGCATACGCAAAATCAGAAGCTACTAAATTATATCAAGAAGCTCTTAAAGGTGAGGATGGTGATAAAATCAGGGATGTAGCTGCTTT